GTCTGACTGACGTGGAAAGCGAGGTGAGATTCGCATTCTATGTTGGAGACACAGATGAACCTCGGCGACAACACAGACCCCGTCTTCAAGACCGTCGGGCAAGCACTCTATTTGGCCTTCGTAATGGAGGTGACGGCGCCGTCCACGCCAAGCCCGACGGAGACCTTGATCAAGGACCTGATGGAGCAGCGCTACGGCCTGGCGCCGATCCCAATCGCCGAGCGCAGCATCAACATGGGCGGCATGAATCCGCAGGAACTGCGGGCGCAGTGCGCGATGATTCGCGCCAGCGTCAACGATCACCTGGCCAGCCAGGAGCGCGACACGATCTGGGCGCGGTTCGGTCACCAAACGCGGCCCGGGCCTTTCGACGATCGCACGATGCGGCCGACGACGATCATTGGCTGGCGGCCGACTGGCGTGCGCAACCTGCGCGATCACTACGGCAGCCTGTGCAATACGCAGAGCGACGACGCTATCCTCGCGCTGATCTGGGCGATCTACGTGCCCGGCATTCGACAGTTCCCCGGTGAGAGTCCGCGGGCGTTCACGGCGCGTCTGAAGAAGCGCGAGAACGAATGGTCGCTGCGCGGCATCGAAAAGGAGTACGGCACGTCGAAGAGCGTGCTGCATCGCGATCAGCAGATGCTGCGCAAGCTACTACACGGCGTCGAGATGCAGGCGCAGGCAAAGCTGGAGGATCTGTTCACGCGAACCGGGCTCATCGGCGACCTCATGACTTAGTGGGCGCAACAATAAACCTTAGCAATGCTTGACTCCGCCACTCCTGTTGTGGTGCAATTCACTTCCCGATCAATGACGTGCTTTACATGTAGCTCATCTGGTAGAGCAAAAGACTTGAAATCTTTGGGTAGCTGGTTCGACTCCAGTCGTCACCGCGCAAGCGGTGTCCAAACGCACATCGACTCATCGGGAACTGAATTTCAACCGCCAGCCGGAGGACCTTGAACATGCTGCGCTATGCCGTCGCCTTTCTCGTCGTCGCGCTCATCGCCGCGATGTTCGGCTTCGCGGGAATCGCCGGTACGGCCGGCCTGGTGGCGAAGGGCCTGTTCATCATCTTCGCGGTCCTCGCGCTGGTGGCGTTTCTCATGGCTCTGCTCGCGGCAGACCGGGATAAGAGTTAAAGAGTTTCCTGAAACTGCGGTGCCTACACGCACTACGAATGCAACCGCCGAAAGGCAAAAGCGCCGCGACTCTCAGGAATCTAGTTTTCGGTGCCACTGGCTTGCATACACGCTCGATTCAGGACTAGCCGGGGTTGAAAGATCTCGGTGAGACCTTGCTAGGTCGCAAGCCGACTCGTACCGATGTAGTTTGATTTGAGGAGTTCGTGGCCACTAGAGCGGTTACATGCTTTGGGAGCACGTGTTTGCTGGTTCGAGTCCAGCCCCCGGCAATACAGGGCCGGGGTAGGCAAATTGGTAAAGCCGCGTTGAATCCGCTCTGACTCGCCACACAGTTTTCGTGACTACTGGAATGGCTACACGCCTTTTAAGCGGGTGGTCGCGGGTTCGAATCCCGCCGTCGGTAACTTCGACGTAGCTCAGCGGTTAGAGCACCTAAATATCCATTCCGACTCGTCACACATAGTTTTTAGAGTTGCCGCGCACTGAACTGCATACACGCATCAGAGGAATAGCTCAGCTGGTTAGAGCAAAGGGGCTCATACCCCTTCGTCGTCGGTTCGATCCCGACTTCCCCTACCAACCGCAAGGTTCGCAGATCGATTTCGCGGCATCAATTTTCAACGGAGGACATTCATGGAAACCGGCCTGACAAAGAATCGTGTGATCTCGGAGCTGACGCGCAGCCCGCATGGCGATCTCGCGCTGTACGCGCCGATCGGCCTGCAGGCGGCCGCCGAGGATCCGAACTTCTTCGCGCACCTCATCGCGTGGAACGCCCGCAAGGGCCAGATCCGCGACGCCAAGGTGGCGCTGCCCGTGCTGGCGCTGACGGCGGCCGCACTGAAGGACGACGCCGAGTTGCGCGACAACGCGCTGGCGCACATCGTCAGCCTGGATCCGCGCAACCTCGTGCGCGCCGTGCGCTTCGCGAAGTCGCAGCCCGTGCAAGAGCGCCGCCGCGTCGCGCGCTGCGTCGAGCAGTACCTGCGCGAGCGCGAGGCCAACCCGGGCCGCTTCGAGCGCGCCGCGCTGCAGCACCGCGCCTCCATGAAGGAGCTCTACGCACTGCTGCACATCAAGCCCGGCGAGTACGCGCAGAAGATCCTGTTCGCCGGCGCGAAGATCGGCGTGTTCGCCGACGTCGCGCGCCTGAAGGACATGGCGCCCGCGGAAGCCGCGGGCGTGATCATGGCCAAGCGCATTCCCTTCCTGACGGCGATGGGCGCGCTCGGCGCGAAGTCGAAGGACCCGGCTGTCGTGCAGGCGTTGATCGCCGCGATGTCGCCGACGGAACTCGTGACGAACGCCAAGCTGCTCGAGCGCCTCGGCGTGAAGACCGACCCGGCGCTACGCGCTGCCTTCGACGCCGGCCTGATGAAGGCCGCCGAGTCCGGCGCGTCCACGCTGAAGACCACGCGTGCCGCGGATGCCGTCGGCGGGTCGACGGGCGAGAAGCTGCGCGGCGTACAGGAGAAGCAGCTCGACAAGATCGCTGTGGAAGGCGACTGGTTGATCCTGGCCGACAAGTCGCCGTCGATGCGGAACTCGTTGGACGTCGGTCGCAAGATCGCCGATCTGTTGGCGCGTGTCGCGAAGGGCCGCGTCCACCTCGTGTGGTTCGACAGCGAGCCGACGTACTTCGATGTCTCCGGCAAGTCGTTCGACGAGATCGTCGAACTCACGAAGCGCATCGTCGTGAGCGGCGGCACCGACATCGGCTGCGGTCTCGACTACATGCTGCAGAAGAAGCTCGAGGTCGACGGCATCGCTGTTGTCTCCGACGGCGGCGACGGCCGCCCTGGTGGATTCAGCAAGGCATACGCGGCGTACTCGGCTGCCTTCGGCAAGGAAGTGCCGGTGTACTTCTACCAGCTGGCCGGCGATCCCGACACGTTCAGCAAGCGCGTGGTCGTCGACGGCATCCAGATGACGACGTTCGACCTGCGCGGCGGCGTCGACTTCTACAGCCTGCCGAACATCGCGGCGACGATGAGGACCAACCGCTACGGTCTGTCCGACGAGATCATGGCGACGCCGCTGCTGCGCCTGGCCGATGTCTTCCGCAGCAATGTGGTGGCGCCGGAACTCGTGGCGGCATAGGGGCTGGCCATGGCATTGAGCAGAGCCGAGCACGTGGCGTGGTGCAAGCAGCGCGCGCTGGAGTATTGCGATCGCGGTGACGTGCGGCAGGCCCTCGCGTCGATGGGTTCGGATCTGAACGCGCACGACGCGACGCGCAACCACATCGGCTGTGAACTGGGGCTGATGCAGATGATGGCAGGCGGCCTGAGCACGCCGGAGGCGATGCGGGAATTCATCAACGGGTTCAACTGACGACGAACCCAATCTGAAAGGGGAATGGAATGTCTTTGGCACAACTCAAGAACCTCAACGTCGACCGCATGGACGTCGACGAGGCGATCTCTCTGGCCACCATGGCCCGTGCGTATGCGAACGGCTACGAGCACTACGGCGTCTCTCCGCCGGCTTGGTTGACCGGCGCGATCGAGACGCTCGACGTCGAGATCAATCGCCGGCGCCGCGACATCCTGCAGTCGCGCAAGCGCGAGCTCGAGGCGAACCTCACGCAGTTGCGCACACGCCAGGAGCAGCGCGCGGACGCCGAAGCCGAACTCGCCCGTCTGAACGATGCCCTCGGCGTCAAGTAAGCCAAAACAGGCCGCCCCGAAAGAGGTGGCCTGTTTGCATTGCGGCTACCGCTGGCTGCCGCGCATTGCCGGCCGGCAAACGAAGTGCCCGAACTGCCAGTCGCGCAAGTGGGACCAGAAGCCGAAGGCGAAACGCTCGTAGCCATGAGCGACGGTCCCATCATCGACTGGCAGGCCCTGCGCAAGTATGGCGAGAGCACCGTCGAGTGCCGATGCGGCGCCGTCTATCGCAGCCTCAACAAGTCTGTGATCGTTGCCGGCCAGCTGGTGATCGCCACCGAGAAGCCGTGCCCGCACTGCGGCCTGGATCATGATCATGTTCGCCGAGTTTCCGGAGATCCAGAGGAGTGGAGGATCGGATGAATCAAGACGAACTCATCGCCGGCATCGAGGCCAAGCTGCGCGGGCTGCGGTCTTGCGATACGCAGGCGACTGCCGTGGCGTGGATGGCATCGGCCTACAAACTCATGGAGGAGTGCTTGCTGCATCTCAAAGACAAGCCGCCGGAGGTGATGCGCGAGCAGCTTGTCATCATGCCGGAGCGCCCGCGGCTGCAGATCGTGCAGCAGCTGCCATCGCGCGTCATCGCGAATCGTGCGGCGTGGCCTGGCCCGACGCCAACTGTCGTCTACCCGGAGGTGACGCTGCACCCCGGGCTGAAGCCATTGCCCAAGCCGTGGACCCGCGCCGACACCTTGCGCCTCGAGCGCTCTGCCCAGCGACCACGCGTGCATGGACGCCGATGATGACGCGACGCCGCTCGTTTCTGGCCGCTATATTGGCAGCTGCCGCGGCGCCGACGTTCGTGCGCAAGCTCGAATCGGCGCTTTGGCTGCCGGCGCCTGTCGACACGTGGAAGACATCCTGGTGCGAGATCCGCGCGGTCGCGACTGCCGAGCTTTTCACAGCTGACGGCGAGATCATGAGCCAGCGTTTCGTTTACACGCCTGGCGCGCTTGAAATGCCGGAGATGGTCTTTGCGATCCAGAACGTGGCGACGGTACTTGGCATGCGGGTGATCGCCGGGTCCGACTCGCGGGTCCTGCCCTTCACATCCGGCCCGAAGCACGCGATCTCTGGAGATTCGATCCACGTCGCGACCTCGCTGGTCAGGCCACTCGGGGAGGTGATCTGATGTTCGAACGCCACCGCTTCAGGACCAATGCCGACGACTTCAGGCCGGTTGCGTTCCCTCCGCCCGGGCCGTACTGGTGCAGCGGCTATCGCTTCGATGACGACGAGCCAAGGAACAGCCGCGCTATCGTCATCGCGATCCTGCCGAAGGGCGAGCCACTCACCACCTGGTGGCCGGATGCCGAGGACGTCGAGACCACCGAGGTCGACGTCATCACCTTCACCGATCGCTTCCCGCGGCCCGACTGGTGGCAGCCGCAACTCACCGTGGTGCCACCGCTATGACCGCGCCGGCGAACTGTCTGGATTGCCCGAGGCATTGCGTCCTGGAAGATCCGGATCCACACGACTGGTTCTGCGAC